AGCAGACCCAATAGACATTAGTAAAGCATCGCCATTTATAAGTTTTTCATCAGGTCTAAGTTCTCTAAAGCCAGTTCTCCAAGCACAACTTTCAAATAAAGGGTTCAATATAAACTCTTCTGGTGTTGTTGGTCTATCCCAATCTCTTAACTCAATATTTTTCTCTTCTTTATACCAATCTTTTACTAAAGACCAGCAATCAGTTACACCCCAAACCCAAGGTCTACCAAGTAAAGGTGGTTTATATCCACAAGGTTCACAATATCCCCATGTCTCTGTTTTTGGATTAACAATATGCCACGGAAGTTTACTTTGTTCACAACTAATCTGATCTGCCTGACTAGGTGCAGGAGGTGTTACAGGGTGACTATGAATAACGGCTGTTATTTCTCCTGTATTATCTGCTTTTACATAATCTTCTGGGTCAATGATAAAACATTGATGATCTGTCATTGATAAATTACGACAAGGAAAATATCTTTCTTTACCTCTTACATTTAACAAAAGACCACAAGATTCTTTAGGGTCTTGGTCTTTCGCATGAGTAAGTGCTTCTTCTTTCCAATTCATGCTATAAACGTGCCAATCGAAGGAAATTCTGTTCTGGTACATTGTCTTTTGGGAGCACGAATACCTGCTAGATCAAATACTGCTGCAAGTTCAAATGTTACTGTTTCTCTGTTTTCTGACGATTTTCTATCAATTTTATATATTTCTTGAGGAAACTCTGCGGTAGGATCTGGTGTTCCTAATGGATTAGTATTTCCTGGAAAATTTATTGAATCTAAATATCTAGCTAAAGTTCTAATTCTTGTAACTGTAGCTCCTGTTAAATCATTACCAGTAGTTACAGAATTTACATTCAGTAAAATAGCAGTAATTGTTCCAAGAGCATTACTAATAGTTAATGTAGGTCTAGGTAATTGTCCTTTTTGAAAAGCAAAACCTTCTGCCTGTATTGGCATTTTTATATAAGTATTACCAGCCCAGATAATATCTCCATTTCCTACTCTGTTTGTACCAGCATGAAATCTATAAGTAGTTGTTGATCCATGTATTGCAGCTTCAGTTGTAATACTGAAAAGTTCAATTATTGCTGAAGGATTGATCTTTTGTAGATCAGTAATAATTGGAGCAGTACTCATGGTTCAAATACTTCTCTAAATGTTGTCTGGATCGTTGCTCTATTGTTATATGGTATAGATTTTGACCAAGTTTCGCAAACAAATTTCTGTGCAGCAGATTCTCCAGGTGCAGTGAAATCAAAGCTATCACTGTCGTTTGCACGGGCATCAAGAAAGGTTTCTATTTCATCTGCCTCAACTTCAGAAACATTAAAAGTAAAATTATAAACTTTTGGATTTTGATGTTCTGCTAATCCAAATAGTATTCTATGCTCAAATCCATCAGCAAAACGAATGGTACGAGTAGCTGGTGCGGATCTTTTTTGTTGTCCGTATGTAGGTTTTATTGAAGGAAACGTAGCCATTATGTTAATAATCCTCCTGGTCGTTTTTGTTTAATTAATTCTGATTGTATAGCAACTGAAATCATACGACCAAGTTCTCTGCCCTGCTCTTCATCTCCTTCAACAGAAGAACCAGAAGCATCTACGTTTACTACTATATTTGTTGAACCACCAAGCATTTCGTTAGGTGTAATAGTTCCAGAAACCCCTGGGCTAAACATTTCAGGACCACGTTCTCCTACGATATAACTTCCTCCTGCTATCACTGGTCCACCATTTGCTCTGAATGCAGTTCCTCTTGTTCTATTAAGAGAAGCAGGAGCAGGTCTGGAATAGCCACTAAACCCTTGAGGATTACTAGGTAAATTAGCACCTTGAGTTGGAGATCCTCCTCCAAAACTAAATATATTGCTAAACATACCTAGTAAACTTTGCTGTAACTGATTAGCCATCATTCTTGCAGCAGTATCTAAGAAATGATCTGCAATACGATTCAGCATATTTCTAAACGCATCTGACACAGACATTGTTCCTTTTATAATTCCCTTAAATGACTCTTCAAACGAATTTGCCATTGTTTCTGATAACGTCATAACCATGTATATTGGATTTGCTAATTTTTTCATTTCATCTTGTAAGTCTTTTACTTTATCTTCAATAACAGAGAAAGCTAAAGCTCCTGATTGTCCAAATTGACTATTAGCCTCATTAACAAGACCAAGCATTTGTCTTACTTGTTCTAACGCCTCTTTAAAATCTTTCATTCTCTGATTTCTGCCTTCCTCAAATTCTTTTTGTAATTTTTCTGCTCTACCTTCTCCATATCTTGTTGGATCGCCACCACCTCTGAACAATAACTCTTCGCCAAAATCTCTAAACCTATCTAAAAATGTTATTTGTTTTGCTTGAGCTACAGCAATATCATTTTCTGCTTTTGCTCTAGCCTCTGCTAACGCTAATTCAATAGTTGCACTATCAGTAATTAGATTTTGATTTAATAATTGTGTAGCGACTTCATTACCTATTTTTGTTCTAGCTTCAAAAATTTGATTAGCTAATTGAGCCTGTCTATTTGCAGTAGCCACACTATTAAATGCTCCTGCATCTGAACCAAAAATTTCTGTTAAAGATTTAGCAATACTTCCAGAACCAAATTGTGCAAAAGCTCCTAATACACCAAATGCTTCTTCTTTTGTTATTCTTAAACGTTTTGCAACTGCGTCTATATCTTTTGATGTAAGTTGAGCACTACCACTTACATCTGAAAAACGGACATTTAAGGCAGCTAATGATTGATTAAATTTATCATTTCTATCAATAGCAGAACCTATTGCAGTACCAAGAATAGATAATGCAAAACCAAATTGACCACCTATAGCTCCACCAGCAAGTCCACCAAGTCCACCACCAACTGCTGCTGCTCCTGTCTGACCAAAGAGGAACGGGAAAGCTCCACCAATAATTGCACTACTAACAGTTCCAGAAAATCTACCTGCCATTCCTTTGCCTATACTTGCTTTACCAGTTCTTCGTTTAGCACGTTCTAATCTAATTTCTGCTGCTAGTTCATTTCTTATTTGTTGAATATTTTGTTTATTAATTTCAAGACCTTTTCTTCTTAACTTTTCAATTACTTTAAAATCTGTTTTTTGTTTTTTATATGCTCTGCTTAACCTTTCTTCTTTATCAATTACATCGCCAATAGCTCTAAAATATCTTTCTGTACCTAAAGCAACTTTGTTTAAATTACCTTTTGCCTGACCTAATACTTTATTTAAAGTATTAAATGAATTTGGTAATGTTTTACTTTGTTTATTAGCTAATTTATTTAATTTATTTATTTCTCTAGTTAAAGCAGTTGTTTCAGCACGAACAGCCTTAAGCTCTCTAGCACCTTTTACAGCAATAGCAATATCAACACTATAATTAGCCACTTGCTATAAAAAACAAAACATTTTCTCTATATTACCTCTTTCTGCCTTTTAAAGCACTACTTCTTTGTGCTTGTTCTTGTTGTTTTTTAAATTCTTCATGTTCTATTTCTGCAAATGCAGCCCAACCCATCATTTCTTCAACAGTTAAAGTTTCTGAAAGTTCAGCAACAGTTTTTCCTAATTCTTTTGCTAATGAAAATATAAATTGCCAATCATTATTAGCTTTTCAATTCGGCTTTAGCCTCTTGAACTCCTCTGGTTTGTCCAGCTTCAATCATGGCTAATTGTATTTCTTGTAATATATTTGCTTCAACTTCTCTTCTTAATGAAGCCTTATCTCCATCTTGAAAAATTCTTTTACCATCTTCATCTAATGATTTTTCAATCATAAGAGCTAGTGCAAAATCATTTGGATCATTACTATCTGATTTTTTTGTTATTGATTCTCTTTCTGCAATAGTTAATGGGTGCCAATAGACAGAAAGAATTACTTCATCATCTTTAACTACATCATGTTTGTAAAGTTGAGAAACTCCAAACTTGTTCTTTAAAAGATCAACTGCTCTTGTCATGTTAATATGTAGCTATTATTAGTATACTAAGCGTTGGCAGTAAATTGACAAGATATTAAGCCTAAGAAATGTGAAGAGTCATCTATATCAATAGGAACAATGCCTGATATATCAGCAACTCTTGGAGAACAATTAAATGTATCAGTATAATTTGAAGCATTAACAGAAGTAAGCCCGTCAATAACAGCTTCTCCTAATGAAGATAAAACAGAAG